TTATATTAGAAGATGAAGATGAAGATGAAGATGAAGATGAAGGGGTTATAATTTGTTTAACCTCTAAGTTAACCTTATGCTTAACCTTAAGATTAGGGTTTCCACCAAGCTTACCGCCCTCAGCCCTTTTGTTTCTAAGCACTTCATCCCTAATCATTCGCTTTGAATAAATAGAACCACCAGAATCAATTTCATAAACACCAGCATCATTTAATTCGTGCAAATAACCTTGAACTTCATCTAAGGTTAGACCAACCATTCTAGCAAGGTTTTGAGGAAGGATAACCTTATTGTTAACCTTTAAATAACCATAAGGAGAACCTTCGTGCATATAGCAAATCATATCAATCCATAATCCACGAGCTGCTACAGAGCAAGTCCTTAATGCTGTATCTCTTAGCCAATCGCTTGGATAAAACTGAAAAGATGGTCTTTTCATTTTGTTTTTCTTCCTTTGTGATGCGTATTAAATAATGGTCTTAATCTATAAATAAGGCGAACTTCACGCATAGCCCATTCACCTAATTTTTTAGTAGCCCTAAATTTGACTGTTATCACAGTTGAATTAGGAATATCTTGCCAAGGCGTATGTATATTTTTTGCATATCCATAACGAAAAGAATGACCTGAAAATCTATTTTTTAAATTATTGGTTGATCCGATATAAACCAAAGCATTATCAAAATAAACCGCATAAACACCTGGTATGTAAGGCATCTTTTCTTTGTTATTCATCAAATCGTAAGATTCCCAAACCATTTTTAACCCTTTGCGAAAATGTCAGGTCTTAGCATTTCTCTAGTAATTCGACCATTTGACAGCTCCTCAATTCTTCTAACGTGCTTAATTGGAATGTTTGTTCTAGATTTCCACTGATAAATTGCTGTTTCCCTTATGCCTAAAAGGATAGCCAGCTTGTAAAGCGTTCCAAATTCCGTCTTTAATTCAAGAAAAATATCCATAAAATCTCCTTTGTTGGGCTATATTACCACATATTACCACTCAAAATACTAGGGAAAGTCCTAATAAAATATTTTATTAAAAGTGTTGTTAAGTGGTTTTTTAGTGTATAGTGGAGTCTAGTTCAACAAGTGATGAAGGGAAGTAAAAATGAAAAATCAAGAAATTAAAATGTTAGGTTGCCCAGCAAAAATGTTGGAAAAACAATTTAAAAGCCAATACAACATCAATATGTATGTAGCTGGTTTGCTGTCTGATGCTCAAGAATTAACAAAAATGGGTAAAACAGAAGAAGCGAATCAACTTATCAATCAAGTTAAATACTATTTTTTTGAGTTTACAGATACAAGAAATGAGGTAACTGTATGAAAACAGCAATAATTGAATGGGTAGGAGTAATTCTTTTAGGTATTCTTTTTGGCGCAATGTTTGCCTTGGGAGTTTAATCATGGGAATGAATAGAGCTGATGCTTACTACGAACCTGATAATTACGATGATCGTTCTGATGAGATTGAGGAACGTACCTGGCAACTCTTAAAAGTTGGTGGCAAATTTGACTATAGAACTTCAGGGGCTATTTCTGAAGCTTTAAGTGAAATGGGAGTTGATGATTCCAAAGCCCTTCAAGATGCTATTGATTCAGGTGATTACGAGCAATTAGGTAGAAAACTAATCTCAATGGCTTGTGAATACATGGAAGGCCATGCCAAAGAAGTAGCTGAATTTGAAATTAACGACTAAGGAAAAGTGATGACTAAATTTTTAGAACTACGCAAAATCAATGTAAACGAGCATACTGAAAAGAAAGGTAAGTTTACTTATTTAAGTTGGTCTTGGGCCGTTGACCAGCTTCTCCAGCAAGATCCTCAAGCTACATGGACTTATGGAGATCCAATTTACTTTGCTGAAACTTTGATGGTTTTTTGCTCAGTAACCGCTTTTGGCAAAACTATGACAGCTCAAATGCCTGTCATTAACAATCAAAACAAAGCCATTGCCAATCCTGATGCAATGGCAGTAAATACCGCAATGCAACGATGCCTGGTTAAAGCTATAGCCCTTCATGGTTTGGCTTTGTATATCTATTCTGGTGAAGATCTTCCTGATGAAGATATACCTGATTTAACTGTATTAGCAAAAGAATGGGCAACAGAAATCAATGTATGCAAAACCATTGACGATTTAAAAAGAGTTTATGGAACAGCTTATTCTGCTGTAGCTAAAGACAAAAATGCCGTTCAAATAATTGCTAATGCAAAAGACCTACAAAAAGGCATTTTAATGGCATTGCAATCATGACCTGGGCAGATAAAGTAGCCATAGCTACGTTGGTTATAGCTTCAGTAATCCTAATGTCCGTAATTCGTTTAGCTATTCGTTTGGGGGGCATATGAACAAACCAGTAGCGTGGATGTTTGAAAAAGATGGTGCATATATGTGCATTAAACACGACAACAAAGTTAATTATGATGGCGGTATTCCACTCTACATTCATCCAGCAAAAGAACTACACCTATCACTTCAAAAAAGTAAAGAAACAGGTGAACTATTAGCCGTTACTTATACAGATGATGAGCATAGGATTGTGGAAGTGTTATGGCAAAAACCACCAGCAAAGACACTAACAGACTTTGAAATCAGGGGTGTTCTTGGATTAGATGAATGTTGGATTGGTGAAGATTGCAGTATTCCTGACATGATTGCGTTTGCTAGAGCAATACTAAGAAAGGCAAGCGAATGAATGCTCACACACATTGTTGGCACTCAACAAATACAATGCTTTGCTCTATGCCACCACAAAGGGTAGAAGTTTGTTGTGTTTGCGGAGAAAAAAGAAACTTGGTAATTAAAAGCATGGAAGATAACCCTGAAGGACATGGGCAGTTTCACCCAAATGCGATAAGAAAGGCACAAGAGAAATGACAACATTTACAACTGAAGATAGAGTAGCCGTTCAACAAGGTACGGAAGAATGGCATCAACTTCGCCTAGGCAAAGTTACGGCTTCTAGAGTAGCCGACATATTGGCTAAGACTAAAACAGGGCCATCCGCTTCAAGGCAGAATTACCTTATTGAATTAGCCTTACAGCGCACTACAGGCATCATTCAAGAATCTTACTCCAATGCAGCAATGGAGTGGGGCACTCAAACCGAACCACAAGCTAGGGTTGCTTATGAAGTCAATACCAATAATTTTGTCGATCAAGTCGCTTTCATCGACCATCCTAGTATTGCTTGGTTTGGTTGCAGCCCTGATGGGCTTGTTTCTGATAGGGGTTTGGTGGAGATTAAGTGTCCTAATAGCGCAACTCATTGGGAATATTTCAAATTTAATAGACCGCCACAAAAGTATGTAATTCAGATGCAAGCGCAAATAGCTTGTACTGGCAGGGATTGGTGCGACTTTATTAGTTTTGATCCTCGGATGCCTGACCGCAGCCAGTTGCTAATTGTTCGAGTTGATAGGGATGAAGCTTTTATTGAAGAAATGGAAGCAGAAGTTAAGAAGTTTTTGAGTGAAGTAGAAGTTGAAGTAAATTTGATGAAGGGAAGTTAAATGGCTATTAAATGGTATGTAAAAGCTCCAGTTTCAGAGTATGTAGCTCAAGATGGCACAAGCAAAAAACGATATGCTACAGTTGGAATTGTGACTGAAACTAAAAAAGGCGATCTGATGTTAAAGCTGGAAATGATTCCTCTTTTGGGCCTTAAAGAAGGTTCGTTCTGGGCTTATCTCAATGTTCCAGAGGAAAAAACAGAAGGAAACGCTAAGCCAGCTAATTTGGCTGATCTTGAATCTGATATTCCATTCTAAGGAAAAATAATGAAAAAATTAATCGGAGTTTTATTCGCTTTTATTGCAGTAACAGCTTATGGTCAGCAACAAGTAATTACTTGTAAAACCCCTGCTGGAGCTGTATTTGTTTATTCAGGCTACTCTTGCCCACCTGGATCAATCAGAGTTTTTTAAGGAGGCCGTATGAATCATCATATTTGGACTGCAAGTGGTACTGACATTACTTTGCGCTGGAGAAAAGCTGGATGGGTTCCTCCATCTGAGATTCAGTCATACAAAGACAAATGGAAATACTTTCAAGAGCTTCCATTGCGTTCTTTAGATGCTCAAGGCAAAATTGAGTATGAAGGTACTCTTAAACTCAATAAAATCTTTAGGATCAAATAATGGCAACTAAACTAAAAGTCTTGGTTCCTGCTATCAAGGAAAAGTCTGGAAAGGTTATTAAAGCCCATTCTAAAGCTTATTCTCATGATGAGCTTAAAAAGATGGCTGGTAAATCTGCCAAAGGCGCAAAGCATGAATTTGAGCTTTCTAATGGCAGAATTGTTACTCGTAAAGTAGCAGCAAAAGTAGCTGAAAAAGCTGGAGAAGTTCCTAAGTCTGTAGGAAAAAAACTACATTCTCATGATCTTCGTAGAGCTGAAGGCATTAAAAAGAAAAAAATGTAATGAGTAATGACGAGGCCATGATTTTCAATGCAATCGTAATGATTGGCTTCGCCTTTATTATTTGGTATTTAATCGGAAAAGATAATGACAAGTGAAGATATACCTTTTGCTGGAAACGTGAAAGTTCCATCAGATGATTGTGAAGAAGCATTTTTTGCTGTTTATCCTGATTTCTTTTATGAAGGATCTACAGCTCTTAATCTATGGACTCAAGCTTGGCAAGCAGCTTTAGACCATATTGAGAACAAAAAGCCTTTAATTCAGCTTATATGACAAAAAAGCCCAAAAGAAGTAAGCATGAGCAAGAAGCAATGGCTGAATATTTAACTAAAAAATTTGCTGAGATTGATGCTCAACAAGAGTTAATTCCAGTAGTGATGCAAAGAGGTGAATGG